CCCTACCATTAAATTGCGGGATATTGAATGGCCTCTTGAAGCCCAGAAGTGGGGAATCTCTATCGATGACTGTACCGTTGTCTGCCATGCTTCCATGCCCAAGATGAAAGGAGAGCGCTACGACCTGGTCATTCTCGATGAGGGACATCATTTAACGACCAGGCGCAATGAGTTCTTTACCAACAACAAGGTAGACAAGCTCATTGTCCTTACGGCTACCTATCCGGATACACAAGATCCGAACTGGATCGTACTGCAGCCGCTCGCTCCCATCGTATACTCCTACCCGCTTGACCAGGCTGTAGCAGATGGCTCTGTGGCAGATTACGACATCTGGGTAGTACGCTGTCCTATGGACGATACCCAGAAGTACATACAAGGCGGTAGCAAGGCCAGTGGGTACTTCATGACCACCGAGAAGAAGCACTATGCCTACCTCACCAAGATGATCATGCGGATGATGGCTGCCAAGAAGGAAGCTGTCGCCCAGATCTACATACAGAAGCGCATGCATTTCCTCTATAACCTGAAGTACACCAAGACCCGCTGGGCCAAGCAGCTGCTTGGACTGATGGAGGGAGAGCGTACGATCGCTTTCTGCGGGTCTATTGAGCAGGCAGAGGAAATCCTGCCGGTAGAGGGGCAGGTGCACGGTCATACCTACCACTCCAAGCGTGACAGCACCGCTTACGACCAGTTCTGCCGGGAAGAGATCTCTCAACTAGCCGCGGTGCGGGCATTGGATGAGGGTGGAAACTATTCCAACCTGGATAATGTCCTGATCGTATCCTCGACCTCGGTAAAGAGGCAGCTGATCCAGCGCATGGGTCGCAATCTCCGGCTCCGGGAAGGGCATAAAGGAATGATCATTATCATGGTAGCGGAAGGCACCAAGGACGAGGAATGGGTCGAGGAAGCCTTGGGCGAACTTGACCGCAGTAAAATACACTACACGACTTTGTATCTCCTGTTAAAAGGGATGCTGCAAAGTCCTTAACTTCGTGCTCCCAGAGTACTTAAGATCAATAGCTTGATTGTACAAAAATCCCCTCCGAAATGAGGGGATTTTCATTTGGAACCGACCTCTGGAAAGCATATATTTGACGCCCCAAGCTATGGATATAAAGGAAGTACACAACTGGCTTATCGCCGAGGGTTACCTCGTCAATGATAAGAACAAATTCAAACCGTCTGCCAAGTACTACAAGGCAGTAACGGGACTTACTCAAGGCATAGTACTACAGCATCCACTCATCATTGCACACGCACCCAAACCAGGTACGATCGACTGGGAACAGCAATACCTGCAGTTCATCATCGATGCGGAAGTGCCCAAGACCTGGCTCTCTGGTGCAGGCAACGTATACGACCTGAACAAGTTCTCCAAAGAGGGCCTGAAAGCCTTCAAAGAGATCATGTCCCGGGGCGATACCCAATACCCACTCCTGGTCAAGTCGACCATGCTGTATTACAAGAGTAAGAATCAGTACAAGCAGACCATCTCCAATTACATCAGTACAGGGAGCTGGAAGACCGATTACATAGCGTTGCGGGATGCATCAAAGGACGAAACCACCCTGATTAATCACCTTAAAGACACGACGCAAAGCAATGGAACAGCCTACGAAATCGGATGATTTCCTCGAACTCTACAAACAAGGCCGCAGTGGCAAGAATGTAGGTATGCCCGCTTAAACGGCTACACCCATGGACAGATACCGGGAAGGTATTGGCTGATCGGGGCAGAATCTGGAGCGGGTAAGACTACGATGGCAGACGAGATATTGCGCCATGCAATTCTCTCCTGCATCGCTGCGGGTAAGCCGGTCAAGGTCTTCTATTACACCTTTGAGATACCAACCGATGAGAAGAAGGCCCGCTGGGTATCAGCCTACCTCTACACGCACTACAAGGTAGAACTCCCATCCGATTACATTCTCTCCCGCATCAAAGGGATGCCCGTCACCGATGAGGACGATGTCCTGATCATGCGAGCGTACCAGGAGATGCAACCCATTTTCGAGAAGATCATTTTCATACAAGATCCCGTGCACCCGACATTCGTTTACGAGAGCCTGGTGGAAGAACATTTCAGTAAGGCCATGGGTAAGGTAAAGCGGGATATCAAGAAGGATAAGGACAACAAGGACAGGAAAGGTCGTATCCTTAGCTATGAACCGTACGATCCGGATGCCCAGACCTTTATCGTGATGGACCACATGGCCCTGTTGGGGCATGAAGCCAGTCTCAGTACCAAAGGACTCATCGACCGTATGAGTTCCTACTTCGTTACGATGAAGAATATCTTCAAGGCGCATATCCTTGGTATTCAGCAGTTTTCCACAGACCTGATGAGTACTATGCGGGACACAAAACGGAAAGGGGATGGCTTTATCGCTCCCCAGCGCCTGGACTTCGGTGACTCGAAGTATACCTACCGGGATGCCAATGTAGTGATCGGCCTGGTACAGCCAAAGCTCTACGACATCGATATGTACCGTGGTTATGATGTTAATGCCCTGGGCGATAACTTCATCGCCATGTACCTGATGAAGAACCGGGATGGGCCGCAAGGGAAGTGGTTCCCAATGTGGCTACATGGTATGTGCGGCAAATTCGAGCACATGGGCATAGACCCCAACGATATGTTCACAATGGAGCAGTTTATAGAGAAATCACGTCAATTTAAAACAGTATGCCAAAAGTTCTCCCAACAGAGCGACTAGCGCCAGTCAGGTTCAATCCAAAGATCCTGCTGCTGTATGGTCCTCCCAAGGTGGGCAAGAGTACACTGCTGTCCAAACTCGATAACTGCCTGGTACTGGATACCGAGCAGGGACACGAGCCTTTGAGCAGTTTGTACGTACCGGTCCGTTCAACCAGGGACTTTGACGAAACCGTCGATGCGGTGATCGCCAAGGGAGCTGAGTTGAAGGGACAGTACCCGTACAAGTACATTGCCCTGGACACGATCGATGCACTGGAAGAATTCGCCGAGAAGACAGCTACCGCTAAGTACAAGGACTCCACGAAAGGTAAAAAGTTCGAGGGTACTACCGTATTGGAGCTGGATTATGGTTTAGGGTATTACTTCCTCAGGGAAGAGACCATGAACCGCCTAGTGAGGCTTTCCAGGGTGTGCGAACACCTGATCGTCGTGTCCCACATCCGGGTGAAATCCCTGGACAAGGGAGGCGTAGCAGTAGAGGTCAATGACATCTCCTTAACCGGTAAACTGTCCCAGATGGTCTGCAACCTTGCAGATGCTATAGGATACGTATACCGGGACCCAAAGAATCCAGCAAACCTGATGGTTTCTTTTGCAGCGCCCAATGACTCAACGACCATGGGCAGTCGTTATTCCTATTTGGCCGGCAAGCGCTTCACGGCTGACTGGGAACTTATTTATAATCCCGAAGCGCACAAAACAGTTTGAGTATGAATCTCGATTTTCTTAAAAACGTGCAATTGACTGAGGCCGAGACTAAGTCCCGCCGCAGTGGTATCACAAAGTCCAAGTATCCGGATGAAGCAGACATCCGCGTATACAAAAACGGTGAGGTGTATCCTTCCCCTGCCCTGGTGAAAGCCTGGGGATTGGCTTATGGCAACAAACCAGAGCCTGTTCAGGTAGGAGATAAGATGGTAACACCTGGCCCTTCCGGCAATGGTATCGACCTGATCGATTCCCGCAACTGGGCCCAAGCTGCATCACTGCCACAACCAGTGATCTTTGCAGCCGCTTGTCCTAGGTCTCAGGGCCGTGTGGATCTGTTTGGTTCTACCTCGTATACGGAAGATGGCAAACCAGCTTCTGATGTACTTACTCAAGGCGCCACTACTGCAGGTAAGAACTTGCTGGTGATGCTGAAGGAAGTGTATGGTATCGAGCCTGATGAAACTACTGGCTTCATTGATCTGAAGATCATGACCGAGCAGGAGCCACTTCGTACTCAAAGTGGTATCTATAACATCCCCAAGACCATTCGCAGGGGAGATAAGCAGGGTGAGGTCTCTTACGTACGCCGTGAGAAGATCGACATCTATGCACTGGTGCCGTATTCATTTTTGACAGGAAACCAGCCTCAGGGTGCAGTGCGTGCTGAAGAGCAACAGCAAACAGCTGGACCTGCTCTGATGCATGAGCCGATCGCTCAATAACTGATCCGTAGTCCGTAACCAATTTTTCACGCATAAAACAATCATAGTGATACAAGTAGGAATCAACGAAAACGTATTCCTGAAGAAGCTCGGGCGCTCAGAAAAGGGTGCCCTGGAGCTTTACTTCAGTGACGCAGCAGAAGACAAAACCGTGGATGTGTTCGCGGCCATGCAATCCAACGAGGTAGTGGACACAGGACTGGAAACCAAGCTCCTGATCTTTCCCCCGATGGTGATCAAAAAGGATGACATCACACGGGCAAAGAAGGTCGATCTGATGAGCAAGGACATACAGGATACAAAGAACCAGCTCGTACATATCGCTCAGCGGTACATGACCACAGACAAGATCACGATCGGCTCTGTGATGTTCAAGGATACCAACATCAAGAGCAGTACTGATTTTGATGATATGATCCTGGACGAGACCACCTTCATGAAGGTGTTCGACAACATGGCCAATGAGTTCATTACCCTGATGACTCCTTTTGTCGGTGATGCATCCCTCAGATCCCGTCTTAAGTTACAGCGCCAGAACAAGGAAAAGCACTTTGCAACCCTTCCCAAATCTTTCCTTAGTGAGCGTCCGATGTACGAGTCCATGGAGATTCCCAAAGACAAGAGCAAGATTGCCTTCTCCAAATGGGAAAAGGACAATGGCCTTGACGATGGTACTCCGGCATCCAAGGATGCGGCAGCGGACAAGCCGAGTGAGGCAACGCCAACTGGCGATCCGGAGGCTATATTCGGTCAACGGCATAACTAATGGCTAGTGCTGAAGACATATTATCAGCCCGTTCAGGTGATTACCCGGCAGTACTTGCTGTGCTCGATGAGTACAGCTTGTACTGCCATTACCTGCGGCCTGTAATCGGGGAAGATCCAATCATCGGGAAGGACTATTCCTCTCCTATGAGAACAGGAGACAAGAACCCATCCTTTGCCATATTCTATGCAAAACGGATACCTGGCAGGGAACTGGGATGGAAGGATTCGGGATGCAAGCTGTCCGGAGACATTTTCGATCTGGTGAAGATCTTCTATGGACTGAACAGCAAGAGGGAAGCGCTTGATGTAATTGCCGGTGACTTTGGATTGGGTACTGCTCAGCCAAAAGTCCTTCAGGTAGTGGAGAAAAAAGAAGCTCCTCCCAGTAAGATCTGGGTTACAACCAAGCCTTTTAAGAGTCATGAACTCGATTGGTGGGCTCAGTGGCCCGTCTCACGCAAGACACTCGACCGCTATCATACCGCTCCATTTTCACAGTACTGGATCGCGGAAGGCCAGAAGGCTCCTTACTATACAAAGGGCCTCTCTTTCTGCTATCGGATCTGGGACCGGTATCAACTGTACTTTCCGTATGCCCAGAAAGCAAACGGGGAGAAAAGGTTCCTTACGGACTGGACAGATCTGTCTGTCCCGGGGTTCCAGCAACTGACCTACGGGTACGATACCTTGTGCATCACCAAAGCATATAAGGACATGCAGGTCATCTCTGAACTGCATCTCTGTGACGTGGTTGCGTACCGTGGAGAGAACACACCATTCGCACCTGTGATCTGGGAGTACTTCCGTCGTAAGTACAAGTGGATCTTCATCATGGTAGACAATGACGGTAAGAGTGAGAAGCCCTGCTATGATGGACACTCTATGCTGTATATCGACCCGTCAAGCGGGCAAAAGGATCCTTCTGATTTCAGCAGGCAGTATGGTGCACCGGAACTTAAGGGGTACATGAAAGATTTCATTATGACTCTACAACAGGCCGAGCAAAAGCTCGAGGAACAGTATAAGGGGAAGATCATCACGATCAATTATCCTAAGGGAAGTGTCACCGGGCGCGTTGAGCGTACCGCTATTGAGCAACTCGGTAAGGATAAACCCATTAACTACATCTTCTTCATGGCAAAGGGTGTAGGACTAGAACGTTACGTAATCGACGTTTCGGAAGCTAAAGAATTGATACATGTCCATACACAATCAAGAGGTACTGGAGACGGGACAGGGATTCGGTAAGGAGATTGAAGCTTCCGCTTTACCTCTGATACTGGACAATCTCCAGGTCTACCAGTACCAATACCCAATCAAATCAACTGTACGCGAGCTGGCATCCAATGCCTATGACGCGATACAGGAAAAGCGGATCGCTATGGAGATCCTTACGGGTAAGGCGAAAGTAGAAGATTACTTTATCCAGCGGGATGAAGGTATTTACCGGGACTCCAACTGGAATCCTACGTACTTCGACCTGTCCTACCTGGATCCGCATAACAACGAGGTACTGATCGAGTACATCGAGGGCAAGACCCACGACACGATCATCTTCACCGATTACGGTGTCGGAATTGGTGGCCGGCGACTGGTTGGTTACTTTAAGCTTGGCTATTCCACCAAGAGGAATACGAAGGCTGCACTGGGCAAATTCGGTATTGGCGCCAAGGCAGGCCTCTCAACGGGAGCTTCCATGTTTACCGCTGAGACCTGGTACAATGGTAAGCACTATGCCTTCAATGTCTATGCCCATAAGGTGGACTCTATCATCCCGCCTATCGATATGAAAACCTCACTACCTAACAACTACGAGATGATGGGTGAAGACCAGGCGGTGAAGGTGTTCTACGAGCAGAGCAGGGAGAAGAACCATACCAGGATATCCCTGCAGGTGAAAAAGCACCATAAGTCCCAGTACATCCAGGCTGTGGAATCCCAGCTGCTCTACTTCCCTTCCATCCGCTTTGAAGTAGTGGATGTGGACGGTAAGCGGACAGTGGTGCCAACCAAGCCAGAGGTACTCTTCGAGAATGAATACCTGGTGATCTCCGACAACAAACAATACGCTAAGCCGCACCTGATCATCAACAATGTGTGCTATGGCTACGTGGATTGGCTGGAACTGGAACTGGACGATCGGGGAGGTAACGTAGGAGTGAAGGTGGCCATGGAAGACGTCACCGTCAACATGAGCCGGGAGACCGTTATCTGGAATGATAACACCCGGGCCACAGTACTCAAGCGGGTAGAACAGGGTGTGCATTCTGCAGAGGAGTTGGTGGACAGGGAACTGCATACTGAGGATCTATGGGCCTGGATGCGTTCCGTGGTCAACATGGCTGTAAAGCAGGACAACTCAGTGATCGGCCGCTTAGCCCAATTCAGTGGAGCAAGCAACTTCTCTCCACGCTTCAATCTATTCAAGTGGAACTGGAGAATGTCCGATCTTATGAGAGTACTGATCACCGTGGCACAGAGCTGCGAACTGGGGTCGCTCGTCAAAACTTCCAAGAAGTACAAATACGAGTCCCTGCCTGTTTGGGCAGACAATATCACCTCACTTCCCATCTATATCACCGCTGAGGAGAACAAGACCTACCGGACACGTAAATATCTCTGCAAGACCCTTGGTGGAGATGCGATCTTCATTAACCGCAACCCCCGTAACCCGGAGTCCATTATCCGGGAATTGGACAAGGCCCTGAAAGGGCTGTCAGGACGTTTCCACGACATGAAGGACGAGGATAAGCTGGAACTATACCTGGAAGTGTTCCAGACCATGCTCCAGCACTTTGAGCTGAATGGAGCGGAAGACATGGACGCTGTGGAAGTACCATCTGACTTCAAGCTCACCGACCTGGAGGAGGAAGAAGTTGAGGAGGAGGAAGAAGAGAAGGTGATCAAGAAGAAGGAGCGGCCTGTTATCGAGGTGAGAGCCAAGCTGCACCAGGGAGATAGTGGCTTTAGTGTCATTCCTACCGACATGAACATGATGCGGAAGATCAATCTTCCCGAGGTGTTCATTGGTACGCAGAACGAGGACGACCTCAAGAAAGCAGCCTTCATCACCCGCATCTGTAATGGCAATCCTGCACACGCCTGGGTTCACATGAACAATCCACTGGATGTAGCATACGACAAAGAACAGAAACAGAGGGTAAGGATACTAGACAAGGTGAGGGATCAATGGAAGGATCTTCTGCAGGTTACCCCATCTACAGGCGCAAACGCCATACACCTATACCCACAAGGCGAAAAGGAATGGGGATCTGGTGGCTGGTATACAGGTGCCATTTGCCTGGCACTGAGTGGAGAAGTCTTCAAAAAGCTGTGCACCAGGTACTACACCTTTCCGGAATTCTTCTGCCAGTTCGATGCAGAGAAACAATCAATCAGGATGTCTAACATACTATCACAATGGTATACCGCTAGGCTGATCGCCCCGGTAGTGTACCAGTACCGTTTCCTGTATCACATGGAGAGCTTGTTCCCTGACTGGAGCAGGGCTTACCGTAAGCTGCATGATCACTGGTCCCGGTACTTCATAGAGGGCAAGGAATTGAAGAATATAGCAGGGGAGGCTTCTTTTGACCAGATACTTTTATTCGCCGACAAGATCGCTACCTTACAGAAGGAAGTGCTCCGTGGGGCGGATGAGGCTACTGTGGTGAAGACGGCCCGGGAACTGTTCAAGGCAGACTGTAAGGATGCCCATGCATTCGATGCAGAACTGATCACCATTGCCGAGAACATGGAACAGCTGGCACCTCTTGTAGCTATACTGGGCTCACTCAAACAGGTTGGCCCTGACATTCCGATATCCAAGCTCTCGATCACTAAACC